GCGCTCCACCATTTTTTATAGAAATTGCACCCTGACTAATGGCTACTCCATTTGTTGAGCCACCCGCCACACCAAGCGTTCCTGCAATTGTAGCGTTTGTTGTACCTGTAGGTATTTGAAAGACTGCGGTATCTGCGTCATTTTTAATTGTTACATCATTTGTTGAGCCTTGTCCCGTGAGTATAAGACCTTCAGCGGCAGTGTAACCTATCGCTGCTGCATCACCAGAAGACGTATCTCCATCAGCATTTAATGTTCCAGCAGTTAAGTCTCCAACAACATCAACATTAGTTGTGCCCGTAGGTATGGTAAGAACTGTACCATCAGCATCATTTTTAATTGTTACATCTGATGTAGAACCCTGACCAGTGACAATAATACCTTCTGCACCAGTGTAACCTATCGCTGCTGCATCACCAGAGGCTGTATCCCCGTCAGGTATAAAACACGCTGCGGTAAGATCTCCTACTATATCTACATTTGTACCGCCTGTTGCAATGGTCAGTACATCCGCATCGGCATCATTCTTAATGGTTACATCGTTAGTGCTACCTTGACCTGTAAGAATTAAACCTTCAGCGGCAGTGTAGCCCATTGCGGCATTATCACCAGCAGCAGTGTCACCATCTGCGTTTACAGTAGAAGCTGTAACATCGCCTACTATATCTACATTAGTAGTGCCAGTAGCTATGGTAAGAACTGTACCATCAGCATCATTTTTAATTGTTACATCTGATGTAGAGCCTTGACCTGTTATTATAATACCTTCAGCAGAAGTATATCCTATTGCGGCAGCGTCACCAGAAGCTGTATCCCCTCCGGGCTGAATAGTATTTGCAGCAAAAAAATCTCCTGCTACAGAAAGATCAGTAAAGACATCGTAAAGAATCGCGCCCGATCCTCCTCCATCAGAAGCAATGGCTTTAGTTTGTCCTGCGAGAACATCTATATTTGCTCCAGATCCTTGAGTAAACGAAAGAGTGTAGCTAGTGGCATTCTCTATAAACCAGAGTTTAGACACAGTATTTGGAGCAAGTGTTACCGTACATGCCTGACCACCACCTGTGAGTTTTAGATACATAGCACGAGGTTCACCGTTTGTTGCTGTGCCATCAGGAATGGTCAAAGTATCTGTAGAAGCATTAGCGACTGCTTTAGTTGCAAACCCTAGAGCATCGCCTATTAATTCTAAATTAACATTCGTTTCGGTGCCCCACGTACCTGAAGATTCGCCTGTACCTATTTCTTTTAATCGTAAATCATTTACATAAGTTGCCATTTTATAAACCTCATGCGGCTATTTCTTCCCAGTTTGGTGTCTGTTCTGTATCTATCAGTCCCCATACATTTGTAGTGCCTATTACACCTGTACCTGAAACTCCTGTTATTGTAAAAGTTACAGATATACCTGTAATAATATCTCCCAGAGCAGAATTTGCAGCTATACCTGTAGGAGCCACATTAACATCGCCAAGTGTAGTAATAGTTCCTAAAGCACTGGTAGCAGCTACACCTGTAAGGACTAATACATCAGGATCACCCCATGTGCTAGAGTTCCATGAACCCCGTCCCCAACCTGTTAAATTAGCCATTAAGCTATCCTGATAATCGCGTTACTTGCATCTGCGGTTGGAAAAGTTATAGTAAAATCTCCTGCCGTTGCCGTTTTATCTCCGCCAAAATCTAAAGCACATACTGCTCGATCTGAATTAGTATCGTTATAAATTAGTGCGCCTCTTGCTGTAATAGTTACTGTAGAGAACGTCAGGTTAGCAAAGTCGGTAAACCCTGTTGTGCTGCCAGAAGATGGGTTAATATTAGTCAGTGCGGCTCCAGTAGCTGAATAACCAGTGCCACTCACTTCATTAGAACTTGTATATGCCGTAGTGCTTGCGTTTATAGTTGCTGAACTTGTATACAAAGCCAATTTAAAACTGTTGCCGCCACTTGCTAAAAAATTGTGTTTTGCCTCAAGTAGCTCTTTCTTGAAAGACGTACACATAGCCTGAGTTATAGCCATTACAATCTCCTAATTATATCTGCCATTTCTTTCTGTTGATTTTTTTCAAGCATTCCTGATAAAGTGGTCCTATCGCTTTTAATTGCTTCCTTTATATTATAAAGGATAACAGAGTATACATGATTCTTAAACGCCTCTGCCTGTTCTCTTATAGCAGGGTGACTTCTATCTCCTATAGATATTATTTTATCTGTTGCTTCTTTTGCCCAAAACTCAGGATCATGCCCTTTATACTCTGTGGTAGCTACTCCTACCGAACCTACACTTGATACAGCTAAATCAAACATGTTACTGCACCTGTAATCGTGGTTGACCAGAACGATATGTGTCAGCACGTAATTTCCCATCACCAAGATTTTTAAGTAACAGTAAAGACTCAGAATACATTTTGTCGTACATAGCCACCATATCTGGTTCGCCTTTCAAAAATCGTATAGCTTCTACTAATGCTCCGTTTAACAATGCCGAATCAAATTCAGTGCCAAGCCATGTTGTACCCGCATCTACAAGAGACTGTGGATAGTACCCATAATGTAACTCAGTAGAAAAACTACTACTGGGAGTTGGTCCTAATATAAAACTGTCTTGGTCAAAATAGGCATAATGTGCGGGAGTACCTGTGGTATCAGGATTAGGGTATGCCTCACGCATAAAGTTAACATCTTTGTTTAACAAAAATGTATATATTCCGCTAGAGCTAATAACAGCCAAACTATAGGAGTACAAC